AGTGAATTTATTATTAGTTGATTAACGGTTTTTGTGACCTGAGGCATCCTTGCACTCCTTACGCTTAATAAATCTTAAAGACTCAGCACATTCTAAGGTGTCCTAAGTTTTGCGACTTATTTTAAAGGGAAGGCATCATCAAGGTTTCTGCAAAGTTTACGCGCAAAATCTTGCGCATTTTCGCCATCATTGCTCATATAAGCATCAAATTCTTCCATCTCCCGCTTCATGACCGGACGATTACCCATTTTGCCTTTCATTCTTTCTTGTTCAGCCTTAACAAAGGCATTATTAGATTGCACCATTTTATTGTCTTTCATTTAATTATTTCCTTCTGTTTTGTTGTTTAAAACGCTCTTTATCACGTGATTCTTGTTTAATGTCCTTTTCTACATTATCACGATATTGTTGCGCTTTAAGCGGTGAATCAAACCATACACCGGTTTTTATGAGAGTTTTTGCCTCATCATCTTCAACAACCTGCATAGGATTAATAGGATGATATACACATGTAAGCATCTCTTAGCTCCTTTACGATAATACGACCGCAGCATATTGCGGATGCCAAGAAAAACCACATAATAAGTCAATACGCATATAATTCTGATAGCCTAAAATATCGCCTGTTTGCGTAACGGCAAGGGAAAGTCCTGTTTCCGGATCTACAGCAACAGATGCATACGGCACTTGCAATTTATAAAGAGGAGGACAAACAATATCAATACCGCGTGAAGGATAAGCAACATTGACATTATGTGAGCCAACAACAGTGACAACAGCGGCATTAGGAATGGGATTACTTACGTTTCTGTTAGGATTAAGAGTATCAGAAATAATAATAGGGTTAACAAGAACAGTAAGATTTCCGCCTGAATCAGAACTTGCATTAGCACTAACAACAAATTGCATATTTTGGCCTGTATCTCCACGACCTACCGGATTAACAGAATCAACACCCGCAATAGATATTAAATCACCTACTACAAAATAATTAGCAATACTTGCAGTTGCACCATTCATAATAATAGTATTGCCTGAGGCAACAGCGCCATTTACAAGCAACGTATCAGCCGCATATAAAGTGGGCCCTACACCTGCAATATGGTGTTTAATATTTTGTGATTGGAATATATCAAAATATGACAAATGGCCAATAGCTGATGAACGAACAATATCTTCGTTAAATACAGGAGTGAAGTTATTTAACAATGCGCCTTTTAGTGATGAACCATCACGCACAGTCATTGCAAGATATGCATCAGATGCAATATTAACGCCTTGTTCAAGAAGTTTTGCACCTGCGGTATCAACGGTAGTAAACGAGTTAATCGCAACACCTGCGGTTCCTGTAAAGAAATTAAGTTGTTGCTCTGCAGCAGAACCTATATCTTTTTCCATCTGCGTAATTATTTCTTGAATAGCCGGGGCTATAAATAAGCGTGAGAAATCTTCAATTCTTAGAGTTAAATCTTGAATAGTGTATGCAATTAATGCGTGGTACTGGTGTGCAACAACAATTGTTTCAACAGTTTCAATAATTGACTGTGGTGTTGCAACAGAGCCATCACCAACAATGAAATGGTTTTGTCTGCGAACTTGTAAGGTATCGCCTATTTTATAGCCAGATGATACGAAATCATCTTGGTAAATACGTGATGCTGTCATCACAAAAGGCGCATTATTGGCAAACATTGCCAATGCGGTATTACTGACGAGGTCAGTTGTAATAAATTGGTTAGCCATGAGCTAGGTCTCCGTTTAATCCTTTAAACGGCACCTAGATGTGTACTACGGTTTCGAGAGTTTTGTCCTTAAAACCCTAGGTCACTTCCAAGTGCCTGCCTTCATCCGCGCTCTAATCACTGAGGGCGGAGTTTTATCCGTAACGGCCGTTGAGGAATGAGCCGGATTTTGCCTAATGTTACCCATAGGGGTAGATTTATGGGATGTCCCGGGTTTACCGTGATTCCCCATTAAACTAAATGACAGCTTATTTACCTCTCGAACCTGATCTAGTGGATGAAGATTAGAAATACGTTCAAGCTCAGAGCGATTTTTGCCTAACTTGTAAGCTACATCAGCCGGATTTTCCAGAAACAATAATGCGTCTCGTACATGTGGCGTAAAAGGCATATCATCGCCTCTAACCACATCATCAAAATCATCATATTTCTCAGAGGCTCTATCAAACTCATCATTTAAACGATGATACTGTTTTTGTACATGAGCATGAGCATGAGCCTCTTTTGTCTGACGCTCTTCATGCTCTTTAGCTGAAAGGGCGTAGCGTACGGCTTTTTGTATTCTCTCCTCCTCCGATAATCCTGGAGGACTAGGTTGCCCTTCGGAAGGCCAACCAGAAGATTGATGGTGTAGGGCGGGATTAGCACTTTCGCTATGAGCCATTTGTGCTTGCATATGCATCATTTGTTCTTGCATAGTTCGCATTTCACGCTGATGCTTCTTTGCCTGTGCATGTATACGCTTTTGCATAGTCTGCGTATAATTCTCATTCCCAGGCTCATCTTCCCGATATTGTGCTTGAGCTTCTTGCTCATTAACAAATCCCGGGTCAACCGCACCTGTGTTATCCCCGTCCTCAAGATCACCACTTACTTGTGAGTCAAAAGCACTCTTATCTTCGTCCATGAATCTATTCTCCATCTCGACACATATCGCGTGTCCTAGGCTTACGGTGGCCTGAAACCCTAAGGAAATCCTTTCCTTGAACTTTAATTATAGACGCTTAGAGAATAATTATTACACTAGGGGTAGTGGTATATTAGATAATTTGTTTAAATCCTAGTCATCTTGTTTTGACGTAGGTTCTTTTTTGATAGGGTTATGGTGACGGTGGATATCTGATAAAACATTAGTTAGTTTGGCTGAGAAGTCTTTTTCGGCTCTATCAGCATCAAGCAATAATTTACCATGTTCTATTTTAATCTTTTGTTGCTCAAGACCCATCTTAGAGTTTAATTCTTGCGCTTTTAAAATCATTTCGGCTTGGTCAAGCATATGTTTTTCTTTACGAATTTTTAACTCTTCAGCGCGCTCCATGATGGCTTGTTCTTCAATTTGCATCTTTTGTTCATTCATTTTCATAGCTTGTTGCTGCTGCATCATTTGCTGTTGGAGCATCATCTCTTGCGGATTTGGTTTTTTGGGCTGTGGTGGCTTGCCTTCTTCTTTGGCCAAAACCTCAGGTGGCACCATAGTTTTAAAGCGCTCAGCGATTTGAGGCATAAATTGGACATCCAAATTCTTAGCCCATAAATCAGCAATAAGGGGGAATACTTGCGGGTTAGCTTGTAGAGTTTGCTGGAAGAATTCAAGTGCCATATCTTTTTGCACCGCAAAACTTGGCCCTGTATCAATTTCAACATCATAATCCTCCTCATCTAATACATTTTCCTTAAGTTGTTCACCATCACCGCTCTCACCTACTATTTTATTTAAAGTAATATTATCCGTATGCCCATCAGCCTTTGATACAATCATGTGACGTTCTTGCTCTCCTGCAATAACAGGTAATAAATCAAGGACAACACGCCCTCCTTGCTCAATTGCTTGATTTAGATTATCAAACCAAACATAAGCCGACATAGAGCCTTCAAGTTTTCGCTCACGCCTAGCCTTACCTGACATATCATGGCCCTGTAATTGTTCATTTTCAGAAAATCCCAAAATCTCACGCATGTCTTGTGAGCCACGCTGAAACTGCTGTAATAGTGTTTGGGATAATTCCCAAGGAGGTAGCTTTTGTGGTAATGTGCCGGTTTTTGGGTCGGGTTTTGCAACGAGCATTCCTGATTGTAGTTCAGGATTGCGCCACATTTGCTCCTCCCCTAAGATATTATCAGCCGTACCAATCCATTGCTCACGCCGTCGATTTTTAATCTCAGCGGCAATCTCAGAGCCTACATAGTTGACAAACTTCTGAGCATCTTTTGCCTCATGAATAAACGATCGTGTATATTGTTGCCCATTGATAAAGTTAGAGTCACCATCAACAAAAATCATAGGTAAGTATTTAGATGGCCAATTAACAAACTTAATTATTTGGTTTTGCGTAAGCATGTATTGGCGAATAACATAATCTTTGCTCATACGTTCACCATGTATTTCAGGAATTGCCTTGCGTATCATATTGCCTACGACTTGCGAGCCTTCTGCTAGTGTGCGTTTTAGCTCTAAATCTTTTCTCATATTTTCCCATTCATCCTCTGTAACCGTTGAGCCATCAGTTAATAAGAGAATCTTTAAGGGAAACCATTCTTTATGCGTGTATTTGCATACGACAATGGTATCTCGTGTCTCCCATTGAAAATCTAGGAGTGAGCGTGGATCTGAATATGATACCGGATTAGCAATGTGAGGGTAAGTTGCGTAAAATTCTTCTTTAGTATAAACATATTGCCTTGAGCAAAAATTACCATCGCCTTTGTGTGGTTTCATGGCTGTAGGGTCAAATGATGCTCTTATTACATCAGGGATTATCTCATAGCGGATTATTTGATTAAATGAACGCTCATTCTCATAATCAAGTACAATTTCAAATGCACCATAACCCATCATTAGAGCTTGTTTAAAGGCGGTCTGATACACTAAGTCATTTTGGGATTGGTAAGAGATAGTACGTACTAAGTCAGCCCGCATATCTATTTGTTTTTGTGTAGATTTACCTGTCAATGACCGCACCATCAAATCAGGTCTATTCTTACGCTGCTCACCTACTACTTTTTTTGTAACATCATATAGTTTATTAAATGTCATAGCAGGTTTAAAAAGGCGTGCAAATTCTGAACGCTCTACAGCAGACCATTGGTCGCGCAGCAAGAAATTCATATCATCCTTGCCACGCACCATATTTTCGCCAAAATAACCATCCCAAAGAACTAGGTTTTCACGCGCCCTTTCTAAGACTTCTGCCTCATCAATTCCTTCATCTTCAAGCTGTTCGCGCAATTCTTCATTGATGCTGTCAACATCATCAACAGAGACGCCTTCGTCAATGATTTCCATTATTACCCCATCCTTGGAGTTATTTAGTGCCTGTTGCGACAAGTTAAATCACGCCTTTGCAAATCCTATGCAAAAATCGTGTTTATTTTTATTCTTATTCGCTCTTATCTTCATCTATTCTTATTAAAACTTTAGGAAATTCTGTAGTTACTATTTCCCAATCCGTTGACTTTAAATCCTCTACTGAAAATATAAAGTTTCCGGCATTAGGATTAGGTACTAAAACAATTTTCCATACAAACTTCATGCCTGGCAATAGTTTCAAATAACCCTCATCTATTGGCCATGCCTCACGTCTTACGGCACATCCTGACTCTAATTTTTTTAAAGCACTAAAAAATATCATCCTATTCCT